GCAACGCTTGAAGCGCTAAGAATTTCTTCGATGGTCTTTGCGACCTCTGAATCGGCAGCACGAAGTTGCACAAGAACTTTCGCAAATTCAATTGGGTTTAGTCCTGGCAAGATTGCCCACTGATGGGCAGATGTTGCAGCTTTTTCAAGCTCTCGTTCAAGAACGAGTGCCTTATTAGCTTCGGTAACTAACGCAATTTCTTTGCGGAGGTCCGTGAGTTCCTTCGCCACTGTGTCGGGGGCATCAACAGATGCGGCAACTTCAGATACTTCCACGGTGGGAAGCTCTTCTGTTACTTCTTCCATTACTTCCTCGACCTCTGGAGTGGCTTGAAGTTCCACAATAATCTCCTGAAGTTTGTCGGTTTCTATGATCTGGTCCAGAGATGAATCCAACCCGTCTTCTGACTTGATAACCATCCAGCCTTCATGCAGGTGAGCAGGATGATCTACCCCTGATGTTTCCTTGATAGTTAGATCAGTCAACTTAACGGAATTTGGCACGCAGTCTCCTAACACAGACGAAATTAGTCTAGTTCCATTGGTTGGCTTGTGTCAGGCATCGACTAGATCAAACGAATTATTTTTTATTAGAATTCTTAAACCTCTATCTTTACGTTTGCTTTTTATATGGGTACCCATTAAGATTATGTTGTAAACAAAAACGAGGAGCAACCAAATTGCAAACATTCACTAAAGCTCAAAAAGCACAACTACTTAAAAACCACAACGATCAAGCATCTGAAGGAGGCATCGATTTCAAACCAGTTGTAAAGCTATTCACATGCGTAAAAGGCAATGCAACTTGGCTGTTAACTGAAATGGATGAACATGGGATAGCTTTCGGTCTTTGCGACTTAGGTTTAGGATTTGCCGAAATCGGCTCCGTAGATATCAACGAACTCACTGAACATCTCGGGCCATTCTTGGAACGAGACTCGCATTTCACCGCAACAAAAACTTTGTCACAATTTACTGCTGAAGCACGAGAGGCAGGGGGACGAATAGTTACCTGATAATTAGACCAACGCAGCGGATGGGAGGTCAGCTTCCATTCGCTGTGATGTCCCACCTATTGAATATCCTCTAAGCTCTCCAGATTTTACCATTTCCCAAGCCCATGGTTCCCAAATTACACCCATAAACGGTGTGTTCGCTGGGAACGCATACTTGGTAACCCCTTCGTTAGGGACCTCTAGTTCTGTTTCAATGGGCATAGGCCATGTCAACATTTCGACCATTTCTCCAGCAGCTTTTTCTGAGTGCTGCAAATAAATTGTGCGGTCGCTGGCTTTCATCCAACCCCAAAGAGCTTTCTGTAAAGTGTCTTCGTCAGTAAACTCGCCGTGTGCATCCTCGAAACCTGGAACATAAACAGGACCAAGTGTAAAGCGGTTTTCTTCAGCTTTAGACACTGGCAAAGAACCAGACATGCTTTTTACTAGCTGCACGGATTTTTGTCGTGCTTCTAATTCATCTTCAATTACGTTATGGCAAGCAACCATTCCGTCAGTTACAGAAACTGAGAGGTGCAGGCGATCATGCCATGTTGTGAGTTCGTCATTCGATGCTTTGACAATTCGGCGTTTAGCGAAAGACTCGATTTGTTCCAGCCGTGCTTCAGCCATTTCTGATGTTCTGTAGCACCCAAAATTGCGTCCAGATTCTTCAGACCGTACACAGAATTGTCCGTCTTCTTGCACAACGACTTTTCTAGTCGTACGACGATACAGCATTGATTCGTCGTCGGTCTGCATTTCAGCAGGGATCACGATGTGTGTCTCGTCAACATTCTCCAGCATGATCATTTCTTTCATGTGGACTAAAGCCATAAGAGGTTCAAGCAGCGGAGCGCATTCAGGATGATCCAACATGAGACGGTACGCCATAAGTAGATGCGTCATAGCGTCAGTGCCACTGGCGTCGTCGCTGTAGTCTTTATATTCTTCTTCGCCGTAACCTTTAATCACTGTCGGCTCCTCATCGCTAGTTGAGTTTAGATCTTTAGCTAGTCTATCTCTTGTTCGTTCAGCCCACTTCATCGCTCTCATCCTGTTCGTTGTTGTAATATCTCCGCCCCAAGCTAGCCAAGCCCATTGACCAGCAGTCATAAGGCCATCCCCATTTAGATAATCGTTTGCGGCCGGTGAAGCTAAATCACTTTTGTGTCTTGCAAACCATGCAGCCATTCGTTTCACCTTGTCCTCAGAGACAGTGCCTTTGGCCATTTGCTTGGCTTCTCTAAGCGTCTTTGGTGTTACCCCATTCCCTTTACTACTCATGTCAGCTAAAGCCCTCACAGCGTTCGCTTTTATGTAGGAGGGAACTTTGATAGCCATTACCAGCTAAACCTTTGGTTCATAATCTCAACAGCGAAATCCCGAGGATCTTGCCTAAGGATATCTCGGAACGCATCTTTATGGTGATGGATATCGTCTAGTTCATATCTGAGTTGTTCTCCGTCACGCTCCAGGTCATCCCAAAACCCTTCGAGTTCTTCTAAACGTTCCGTAAGTTCTACAAACACCCAGGTTTCAACTGTTGTAACTCGGTCCTGTATCGCCTTGACATCAAACTCCTCAACTAAACGTTCGATAGAGGCAAGTCGAATGAGAACCTGAGCGTCAGGCTCCCGAAAGTCTTCCATCTCAAGTTGGACCTGTTCTATATCTCCAGACAAAGTATTAATCTTGTTGCTGACCGCTGCCGCATTCCACACAATCACAGCCGACACAGTAGCTACAGTCATAATCAGACCTAAAGTTAGACGGCTTACCTTAATTTGTTTAAAGTCGTTTTCTAAGTCGTCCATATTTCAATAGCGTACTTCAAATTCTTTTTGAAATAAACCGTACTTTGTGTTAAAGCTCTGCGAACATTTCGTACAGGTCACCATAACTGTTTATTGTGAATGGCCCTTCGACTTGGTAAACCTGCGGATTTGCTTCATCTAAAGATTCATTCAGCCAAGTTAGACCATCGAACGTTTCACCATTTTCATAAGATGCAATTTGAGCACGGGAAAGGTCTCTGTTCCAACCCCACGACCTGCTAACACCTTTCAAGCCTGTCGATTCAGTTGGGATGAAACCACCCAAACCTCTAGGGGTAACCCATAAGGCACCTATTGGATCTGGTGTCCCATCCTTAAAAATTCCATACGATATGACTTCGTTGTCAGGATCTCCAAGAATTGTGCCAACCGGAGGGGGACTGAAATTGCCTTCAAAAGGAGTATCTAACTCAGATACAAGTTCAATCGGTTCACCCTCGTCATCAATTGGCGGTTCAGTATTGGTCATGTTCTTACGTCCTTAAAACATAGTAACACATTTACAACGGTACCACTACGTTAATGGCTTTAAAGGCGCATCAGGCACTTGACTCCAATTAAGTCCACGAGGAACCGCTCTCACTTGCATAACTACTTGTCCAGTGACACCAGGAGTACGTTCAATTCTCTGGACATTTTCAACAATGAACTTAAGACCTCTTTCTAAGAGAAGTTCTTGTTCATCTCCAAAAGCAGAGATGTCGTTTAAGTATGATCCTTTAACTCTGCGATCTACAAAAATTTCCATTTTGATTTCGTAATTTTCTCCATAGTATTTTTGGTTTCGAATAGTCGTAGATGTAAACGAAGGTTGTTCAATTGTTGAACCTGGCTTAATGTTTTCTAAAACTCCATCAGCGTCAAGTTTTTTCCCATCGAGTGTAATGTGTCTCGTTTTGCGTAGTACAACCACATCTTCTTTAATCGGCTTCATTGAAGCATCTATTCTCTTTAATTTTTGCAAATCATTTTTGCTCAAATAACTACTTACTTTTACACCTTGTTTCTGGGCCGACATTAAAGCTTGATTGACTTCAAAATACAATGTTTTAGTGTAATCTTTGAGAGCAGCTTGTTGAGCTTTAGGCAATTTCTCTGCGTTAGGAAGCCGATTCGGTCGTTTAGGGTTCAACTTTACAAAATCTGTAACATCTGACGCACCTGGAAACGCTTCACCGAGAACGCCTTCAGGTATTTGGGCAGACGCAACAGGTTTCACTGCTGTAGGTTTAACTGCTGTAGGTTTCGCTGGGAAAGAAAGCACGTCTTCTAGCTGAGCATTTCTTGCCTTGCCAACAATAACTTTACCTCGGTTTAGAATAACAGTGATGTTGTCCGGATACCGTACTGCGTCATAACCAAGTCCTATTAAAACGTCATGCGCATCATTTGACCCTATTAGATCATGCAGTTTATCCCCAAATGGGCGATTCTTAAACCGATACTTTTCTGGCATGTCATACACACGAGTACCCGGTTGCATTGTCATTTCTATAATTTCATGGGCAGCCTTAGCCCCTTGCCTCTCAGCGAGATAGGCAGTGGCTTCTTGAGCAGTACCCTCTATAACGTAAGTCCCTCGTCCGTACATTCCTTCACCCGTAAACAACTGCCCCTTACGGTAAGATTCTGCTATCTCCTCAGGCGATATTTCTTCAAAGAGACCTGTAGCCGGGTTGCGTCTTTGCCCCGAAGTTACAAGGCGTCTCATTTCTCCAGTTTTACCTCTTTCGGCAAACTCTCCAAGTTTGTCAAAGTCAACAACTTTTGGTTTAGCATCAAATTTCTTAGCCCGGATCAAAGCTTCCGTAGCTGCTTCAGTTCCATCTTTAAGCGCTTCTTTATATGCTAAACCCGCTGATTCGGCTTCGTTTAACGAAAGCACCCGTGGATCTTTTACCGGACTAGCAGTCGATGGTTTAACCGGAACAGTCGTTGGTTTCGGGGGAGCTACCGTAGTCTGAGCAGGAGACACTAAAGGTTTAAGGTCCCCTTTTATCCCTTGCTTAATTTTAGAGTCCAAGTCTTTCCAAATTAATTTAGCGTTCGACATCCTAGATTCAATAGATTTTATAAAGGTCTTAGGAGTAGACATAACCCCGCCAGCGTTAACCGGTAGGGCTTTGGCTTTCCCAGCAGCTTCGGCATAAGGAGTAAGAATAGTTTTTATAAAACCGTCGTCTACTTCCCTTACCGCTGCCTTAAATAAGTTTGACACAGATGCAGGTGTGGGTTTGAACCCTGCCCCCATCTTTCCCTTAGCGGCATCATCAAATAAAGTGTTATATGCCGTCCGAGTAACATTTTTGTTGTTCGGATTGTAATTAAAGTCGGTAAGGTCTCGGTCAACTAGTGAATGTTTAAATGCTTGAGCATTGTCTCCATTAAATGGTTTCAGATCTGGATCAATTCGCTTCTTGTAACTTACAAAGTTTTTCTCAGCAGAGTGATGGTTCGAAATCAAGTAATCAAAAGCGGCTTCTTGCTGTAACGCTTCAACTTGTACTGCTGTCAGCTTCGTAGGGTCAAATTTTGTGTCAAATATTGCTGAAGTGTCATCTATCTTCCCACCAAATACCTCTTGGATAGAACCAACCTCTCCATCAATCACAGTTACATTTGTCCTACGTGTTTCTTTACCTAACTTTTTCTGTAATCGGGATACAGCAACGTCTAATTCTGCCTCGTGTAATGGTTTCGTGGAGAACACAAATTGGTTACCAGTCTCAGGCTCAACGAATACCTGATAACCCCGACTTTTGTTAGATAAATTCGTATCTTCTAGCAAAGACTCAACATTGATTAGATCTAAATCATCTACTAACTCATCTGCTGCCTGATTTGCGCCTGTACGTGGAGCTTTGCTGACCTTTGGGCTTCCTGGTAGATTAGTGGTACCCCTTGGGCCTACAGGTGGTGCGCCTATAGTCGCTGGTAGTGGCTGTCCAGCCACGGTAGCTCCCTCGGATGCAATATCTGAAGCTGATGGTCTTGGTAAATACATTTTTTGTTCTGGGACCATTTGAACTGTGCAACGGCAATTGGGGTGTGCTGGAGGGAAAGATCCTAGCCATCCATTACCTGCCTCAAATAAACCGCCTTTTATTGGAACAGTTTTTTTGTCCAATGGAACACAAATATTGCAGACATCGAAACGGCCTGTAGACCATCTTTTCATAGATCTGTTAGAAACCAAATTTTTATCGACTGCTTGTTCCATCCCTTGTACACGGCCGAAATTAGAGGCTCGCATCACTTCAGTTCTAGCTATTGTTCGTGCTCTTGAACGTCGAAGTTTGGCACCATATGTTTCTAGTTTCTTTTGTAAATCGTTCGCACCTAT